CAATGAATCTGTATCTTTTACTTTAGGTAGTTTCTTACCATCTTTTCCAAGTAACTCACCTTTTGTTGCAAGAGAAATAAATGTTGTTTGATTCTGTCTTTTAAAAATATCGGCCTTTTTTAATTGAGCTTCGTTCAAAAGAGTTTGAACTTTTGTCTCTGGTGCAATATAGCTTTCTTGGACAGGTTTTAACTGACGAACATACTTCCGTAACGACATATCAATGGCTCCATCTACATATAGTTTATACTATTTATAAGAGGTTAAACCTTGAAATCGTCATACCTTGCTTCTGATGACTTAGACCCAAAGGTTGTCTTGTCAAATGTCGGTTCATCTTGACCGCTATCTACCAAGTCCTCTTGTTCTTTATTCTCTACATCATACAGTCTCATTTTACTTCTGTCAATACCTACAACGAATCTTTTATTCATTGTTGGGTCATTGTATCGGTTCTTGAGTTGTTTTACTACGATCTGATTAAGTGCATCAAGTTCTTCATTACTGATAAGGGCAAACATAAAATCTGCTGTCGCTGGTAACCCAAACGATTCAGATGTATCCTCAAGGCCAATGTCGGTTGAGGTGAATCCACCTCTTGTTGTTTGCGTTGCCGACATGATGGGAACATTTGTCTCGACTGCAAGTCCTCTAAGTTCTTCTGCAATCGACTTAATATATGTGTACGAATTGACATTCGCTGCTCCCTTCAAACGAGATGATGCACAAATATTTAGGTAATCAATAAATATCATATCGGGTTTAAATGACTTCTTGATAGACAGTTCTTTAATCAGACCACGAAAGTGTGCAGAGTGAGCAGATGCAGTAGGATATTCTTTAACAATCAGTGTACCGTTTGTCTTTTTCTGTATCTTTTTAATCTTACTTTCAAACATGGTTTTAGGTAAATCATGCAAGTCTTCCATAGATACGTTCATCAGGTTCGCATCTATACGTTCTGCGATACGTTCCTCTGCCATCTCTAAAGTAATATACAATACATTCTTACCTTGAGACAAACAGTTTGCAGCCATGTGACACATAAACAGAGATTTACCAACACCAGTACCAGCAAGTGCGATATTCAAAGTCTTCTGTGGTAAACCACCTTTAGTAATCTTGTTAAAAAACTCTAGGTCAAATGGTATGCGTTCTTCTATCTTATGATAGAAATCAAAACGCTTTTCACTATCGTCAAAGTAATCGTGACCAACTGCATTGTCAAACGATACAGCAAGTGCATCAGTCAATAGACTAGGGATTGCATCTGCACCACGGTTCTTATCTTTACCATCAATGATACCAATACCATCTACGATTGCATTGTAGATAGCTTTGTCTTTACAGAACTTCTCTGTAGTATCAACTAACCACTCCATGTCAACATCAGTTGCATCAAGTGTCTTGATAATCTCTACAATTTTTTGATGTTCTGTTTCAGTTAGGTCTTTACGAGTTTCAACTTCAATCTCTAGAGAAATCTTTGTCGGCATCTTGCGATACTTATCAACAAAGTTTGTAATCTCCTCAAAAACAATGCGTTCTTCTTTTACACTAAAATAATCGGGTTTGATGAAAGGCAATACCTTTCTACAGTAATCTTCATTTGATACTAGATTACTGAGTGCTGTCCGTTCTATAGTTTGATTCAATTTGTCCATCCTCTGATTGTGCAATGATGATATGCAATAATATATCACCAACTAATTTTTCAAATTTATCGTCATATTTTTCTTTTGAAATTCCATTAGTCTCTAGTATATCATACTCATACTTAAATGGCAACCCACTTTTTTCAATTTCTTCTTCGGATGCAAGTTCTTCTGGTAAGGAAACTTTTCCATATTTGTAGATCGTTCCCGAATATTCTGTTTCAGAGGTAAGACCAATACAAGTTTGTTCTGGATACGCTTCACTATTTAAAAATACAAATTTTTGTGTAATAGGGTCTTGTAAAATTTGTTCTGTTGTCGGTAGTGCTTTTGGTGTGCTTTTAATTGGTTCACCGAATTGATTTAATAATTTAGACATAATGTAAATAACTCCCTACAATATACTTTGGTTTATCTATTGGTTTTTCTCCAGCATGAAGCCATGGCCATTGAGGTGGAAACATAAGTAGAGAACCTTTTTTACAAGAAGCAGAATAGTCCATTTGAGAAAATGTTGTATTCCCTTCTTTATTGTCATCTAGGTATAAAAAGAATACCAGAAATCTTCTTGCATTTTCGTAATCAGTAACATCAACGTGAGACTCAAAACAATCTTCACCATCTGGCCAATACCTTTTCATTCGTATTGTTTCAAAGTTATATTCTTGTGGCCATTGCATCTTATGAATGTTACAATCTTCTTTATATTCTTCTAAATACATTCTGAAAATATCCATCATATATTTAACATCATCTTTCCAAATATCGTGATCTGATAAATGCACTTGAGTGAATGACATTTTCCAATCAAGGTTTTCATTTTTTCTGTCTTGATAATAATATTGTTCTGGATTATCTTCAAACTTGGAGATTAATTTATCACAAAATAAATCTGGTACAGCATTAGGATAAACTCTAATGTAGTTTTCCATTTTAAAACTCTACCATTGACCTAACTGTGAAATCAATTGCGATACGTTTTTCGTGAGTAATGATATCTGCTGCTCTATGTGGGATTAGTGGATTAAACACATAGAAACTAGTTGGTGGTGCATAGTATGTTTCTTTGTTCCATTCAAAACCACCACCCCATTCTTCTTTCCAATCTGAATTAAGAACACCAAGAATTTTTAGTACTTTCATATTCTTTGGAATATCATCTTCATGGTCTGTATGTGTATTATCTTTTCTATGTTGGTCTTTGATACTACCACCACACCATAGTGCTTCTGGATAGAATAGTTTACCACCACTCTTTTCATATATCTGTGTAAGTAATGCCAAACACATACCAGCAATCCTTTCAGTTTTAGGATTCTTAGTCTCACCATCAATGATGGTCAACTTAGGATGTCTCTTACTGAAGTGAGCTCCATGAGGGTACTTGAAACTCCAATCCTCACTTTCTTGGAATTGATATCTAAGAAATTCTAAGAACATTGGTGTTGTTACATTTTCAATTATTTGTAGTGGTATAGTTTTCACTTTATTCACCCTGTTAACTATGGGAAGACCAGCAGCCTTTCCTGTATTATTTATAGGAGTTTTATATTTTCCAAGAACCGACATGATTACTTTTTCTTTACTGTAAAATCAATTGCCAATCGTTTTTTGTCAGAGGTAATATCCTCTGCTGCATGAATAATTGACGAATCAAAAACTAAAAAGTCTGTTGGTGCAAGTTGATGTGTAACACCACCATGAACAAAACCACCACCATCAGATGGTAGCCAGTCAGAGTTTAGTGTACCTATAATCTTTATGCGATCACTTCCTTCTGCATGGTCTGTGTGAAAGTTATCAGTCCTATGTTTGTCTTTGATACTGATACCACAAGCAGAACACTCTGGAAGAAAATAGTCTTTACCCCCAGCATCGTATATCTGAATAAGTAATCCTAATGCGATACCAGCAAGAACAGAATTTTCTTGAACAATATCGTTGTTGATAATTCTCAACTTAGGAAACTTATCTTCTAATGGAACTGGATTATCAGGATTGTATGGATACAGAAAACTCCAGTTCTCTTGAGCAACAGCCATCTGTTTCATCATGTTAAGATAGTTTGCAGAACAGGCATTTTTAATAACTTTTGTTTCCATTAATCATCTACCTCTAAGTTTTCTGTAGAAAAATCTACTCCTGATATTTTTGCTGAACGGCCATGCAAATAAACTAAAGGTTCACTCTGCATATGATCAAGATAGTCAACACCATCTTCTGCATACGCACGAACATTTGTACGTTTTGTAATCACACCATTCTCTTCTTCAATGGTTATAATCTCTTGTCGTATCAAACCTTTTCTTGGTGGTTCTAAGTTTGCACCATATGTCATAATAACTCCTCAATTTCATTCCTTAAATTTTGTGACTCTAAGTTAGAGTCATTAGTTCTTACTTCTAATTTTCCCATAAGAGCAAAGTTGGTTAATATATTTGAAATCTGTGAACGTCTACCAGACAACCATGTTTCAGATTGTGTATCGTTTCGTTCTTTGTGTCGCCTATATTCTTCATCTGAATCAACAGTGAGAACAAATACTTTTGCATCATGTGTTTCAACTAACCATTCTATATCTTTTGATCTAAAAAATCTATCGCCTTCAACTATTATGTGTTTATATTTAGGTTGCTCTTGATTAATAAACTCTCTAAATTTATTGATCGTTCCATAACTAAGTTTGTCAGTTCCACCAAAAGTTTCACCCTCTGGATATTGACCAACAACAAGAATATCATTGTGTACTTGGCATTTAAATAGTTTCATGGGCTCAACATACTCTGCCGAACCCAATCCACTAATTATTTTCTTAGTCAATGTAGACTTCCCTGAGCAGGGAACTCCACCAATCATTATAATCATACCAAAAGATACTTTTTTTCATACTCTAGAAATTCTTCAGACACTTCAAAAGGAAACTTGTCAATCACATCTACCTTATCGTGATATAAATCTATTCCAGCAAGTTCATACCTGTCTACAATTGAAGCAGTAACTTTAATGACATTTCCAGTATCATCATTATTAAGAGTAAATCCCTTTAACTTGTCATTTTCTTCACTTGTAACTGCAATAGTCTGTGAACAAAAAATCCACTCTTTAATAAACTTTTCAAAATCAATGAAAATATTCCAGTTATCAAGAATATAATACGCATAGGTTTGAGGAGAAATAAAATGGTCTTTTGTCCTATCTTTAGAATTTAACATTTGAGCATCAGTGGACATAAAACCAGAAGAATACGCACCAGTACCTTCATAAAAATGTCTAGTACAATCTCTTTTATTAATGTTGTAATCCCAAAGGCCATCACTCATAATACCCTTCAGAGCAGCGTGTGTAACTTTACACTTTGACATTTGTTTATGAGTTAGTGGTTTTATTACCATAACTTATTCTCCAATCTCATCAATAAAGTTACCAATTTCACCTTCAACCTGTGTTTTGAACAACCAGTTAATCTTACCCAACTTACCTTCATTGTCAGCATTTGCAACATCGTGACACATCTGAACATGGTTGGACAAAAAAGTGTTGTTGATATCTTTTCTTACTTCTGAAATGTCTTTTGCAAGAGTGTTAGTCAAACCAACTGCAATATTAACATCAAGACCCGATACGAGCAAGGGATAAACATTTTTCCACAACCTTGAATATCTGTCAGTTGACTCAACAGAACCACCACCCCTCAGAGTTGCAACAACCCACTGTGTTGCAGCATTAACATCAATTCCATATTCATCATCAACTGCACGAAGCAACTCATCCCTAGTGACATTATCAGTCTGTTTATAATCTTCTATAACAGCAGAACAAATAGTGTCCACAGTTTTTGCAATCTGTTCCTTCCAACCAATCTCTTTCAAGTAAGCGTGGATTGCGGTCTTGTTCTTGTTGCAATCACCAGCAGCAATAGCAGAGATTACATTAGAAACAACATCCGAAATGTCAGCAACATTCTTAGGGTTTCTTGTCAAATTCTCACGAATTGCGTACTGACGCAGAACTTTAGTATTTGGAAACTTAACAATAGCAGCCCAAATATATTCTTCATTTTCTGCAATAAAAGCCTTAAACCTGTGTTTTCCAGCAACCAATTTACCTTCTGGTGTAATTACAGGAGGTTCATGGTACTGACCCTCATAACGATTCTCACGAACTTCAGTCCTCAAATCCTTAACAGTATTACCATCAGTCTTACCTTCGTTTCTACCAAAGTTTGCATATGCAATATCAATGCCTTTAACTTTGACATAACACATCTTTTCAAGAGTCATACCCTTCATCAAAACAGGTTTTTTTGCAAACCCCTCTAGGGCGACATCTTCTTTAATCTCAAATGGATAATTCATAATAATCTCTCTAGTTACAATTCATCTTACTATTACATAGTACACGAAAAAGGAGGCAATGTCAACCCCCTTTTTTCATTATTTTGTTTTTTTATGCAGAATATGTTGATTCTGGTTCAAGGGCAATCCAGTATTCTACATCAGTTCCCTTGTTCTTATAGTGGCTGATATTCTTAGATGAAATTTCTACATCATAAGTACCATCCAACAATTTCATGTTTTCGACCTTAAACCAAAACTTAAACTCACCTTCACCATCAACAGGACAATCCAGTGAATAATCGTTTGCAGTATCATTCTTCTTGTCACAAGCAGTAAGTGTAGATGGATCACTACCATTCTTTTGTAGAACCAAATCAGGAGCTCCGATTACAGATGCAGCACGTTTCAGTTTGTTTAAGTCTTCGTTAGACATGGTGAACTTGACTTCCTCTGATGGCATTGTAATCATCTTGGTAGGTGATGTAACAACAGACGGATCAGAGTACCAGTAACGTAATCCTTTAGACTTGCTGTTCTCTTCTTTGATAACAACATAACTGTCTTGGAAATCCAATACAGGTTCTTTAAACAGAGACATGGCTGCAAGAAACTCGTTCAAGTCATAGATTGCAATCTCTTGTGGAAAGGTTTCCTCGACCTCTGCTTTTGCAATGATGTTCTTCATTGCAGACATAGTTGTAATTGTGTTACCTTCTTTAATTACAAGATTTTGATTAATCGTTGCAAAGTTCTTCAATACAGAAGTAGTGTGACTACTTAGTTTCATTTTCAATATTCTCCATTTCATTAATGTATAACGCTATTATACCATAGTGTATCACTTTTAGCAAGTCATTTCTGTTCTTACCATTCTTTTTTCCGTATCGTTGTGCATACTTGAGTATGTTCCCGATACAAAAACCCTCACCATGACCACCATCTATGATGAACTCTGTAGCCTGAAACTTGTCCTTGCTATAGTGTGCATCATAAGTGGAGTCAATATATTCCCTTAGTTCCTCTAAAGTAATATCTTCATTATATTTGTAATTCAAATTAACCTCTGAACTTTTCAATTTTCGCAATCTGTTGTTCTTCTGACATTCCATCAAATTCTGACATTTTGAATACATTTATATTTGCAGAGAATGTCCTACGTTCACCCTCACCAGAGAATGGCATAACTGCGTGTTTCAACCACGATGGGAATATCAACATAGTACCAGCTTCTGGTTTTACATATTCTTCTGTAACAGGTCTTAACATATCAATGTCAACACTAGTTGCTTGACCCCAATTGAAATATGTTAACCCATCAGTAGATTCACCATGTTCAGCAGGGGGAATTGCATTTTGAATACACTCTGGAACTTTTAAGTATAGAATACATGACAACCCAGCCATAGTGTGACAACCATGATTGTGTAGTGGATTATAGTCACCAGCATAACTGTGTACTGTCCATGCCTCAAAAGTGTCTGCAACTACATCTGCACCAAAACCACGACTAACAAATGTCTTACCAAGTTTGTCCAGAACTGTTTTAAATGAACTACCAACTTCGGAGTTTAGATCAAACACAAGTTGTTTTGATTTGTCGGTACTGTTAATTTGACCAACTAATTTTTCAGATGCACTAACATCTGCTGGAATAACTTCATCATCAATGTACTGATTTAATTCTTCAACTACATCAGATGGGAGTTCTACTCGCAACATGGATGCACCAATCATAGTTTTTAATGATGCTCGCATTTCACCAACAACACCTGTTGCAGCTGTAAACTCTGGTGTACCTTCTGGATCAGAAGATACAACACGATCAAGTTTATCATACGTTACATATTTTCTTTGTGGTGGGTCTTCTGGTGAGATTTGTTCTATAACAATTTCACCACGAACTGGAATACGTTCAATATCATTTTCAGTCATATCTTCAGTAATTTCTGTTGGAGCAACCTCAACTGATTTTTCAACAACTTTATTTGGTTCACCCATTTTTTCTAGGGGTAAAGAATCTTTGACAGACTTATCAGATTCTTCTCCATTGAATGATGCAACAGCACCATCTTTTAAACCGCCTGGCGGTAGATCAAAAATTTTGATTCCCATAATATAATTCTCCTCTTATGGATTTGATTATCAATAGTAACATGGAAAGGGGATCATGTCAACCCCCTTTCCTTTTTTTTTATTTACCCATCAAAGCTTTGTATTGATCTGATTGGTAGTAATCACCTTTGCCTGCATTTTTCCATGC